ACTGATGAGGCAATGTATCAGATATATGCTCTAGGTGAGAAAGCTATCTCTAAGAGTAACATCTACTCTAATTGGACTTTCATGGCTCATAGACCAACTAAGTTCGTTAAGTATGTTTATGGCTTAGACTTTGGATACAATCACCCTACAGCTCTAGTCAGAGTATATTACTGTGATAATGATATCTTCATTGAGAAAATTATCTATGAGAGCTACCTCACCACTACTCAGCTGATAGAGAAGATGGATGCCTTGAATGTAGATAAGCAGATAGAGATCATGGCAGATTACTCAAGACCTGAGATAATAGCTGAGATGAATACAGCAGGCTATGATGTACATAATGCTAACAAAGTAGTAAAGAAAGGCATAGATAACATTAAGACATTCGGAGTATTCTGTCAGGAGGATAAGCAGATAATGAAAGAGTATGAGAATTATAAGTGGAAGAAAATTGGTGACCAAATCATGGATGAGCCTGTTAAGTTATATGATGATGCTATGGATGCAATACGATATGCCACTACTTACATCAGGCAGGAGTATTACACTGATGACTCCTACTATGCGTTCTAAACAAAAATGAATCCTAATGTAATATAGTTATGAGTGATACATTAAAAGAAATAACAGAAATTTTAAATGGCGAGCCTGTTGATATACCCACTTTAAATTTTTACAATAATAGCTATATAAACCTTATAGCAGCGTTATATGGAGTAAGTACTTGGGAGACCTCTACTGATATAATGGCAGATATACTAACTGCATTAGGAGGTGATCCATCTACATCTACTGACTATCTCCAGGATATAGTGAAAGAGTTAGGGCAGGATACTACAGTCAATGGAAATTGGATGGAGGCATGGCTACTAGCTACCACAGGTCCTGCCTTTAGTGATGACCGAATCACTGAGATAGGAGATAGCAGATTCACTGAGGATAGCTTGTATGAAAGAGTAACACAATAAATAAATATATATAATGGCAAATAAAAAGATTAGTCAATTAACAGCAAAGGGTACAGCTCTAGCAGCTACTGACTTAGTAGAGATTAGTGAGAGTGATGGTGCAGGTGGTTATGTAACAAAGTCAGTAACAGGTGCAAACATAAAGAGTGGATTACAACCTACTCTAGTAAGTGGTACTAACATAAAGACAGTTAACAGTACTACTTTATTAGGCAGTGGTGATTTAGTAATAGGTAGTGGAGTTCATGTATTGACAAAGCCTGTTTCAGGTAGGACATATAGTGTTCGTACAGATACTAGTACAGCTACTAGTGTTATAAATACAGCAGCCAATTTTATTTATTTATCTCCATTTGTTCCTGCAAATACATTAACAGTTTCAAATTTGCAGATTAATGTAACAACTCTTACTGTTGGAGGAAATGCAAGAATACTTGTATATTCAGATTCAAATGGTGTACCTAGTTCTAGATTATTAGAAAGCACTAGCCTTGATTGTAGTACAACAGGAGCTAAGACATATACTGCATCTTTTACATTTACGGCAGGTACTACTTATTGGTTAGGTGTTTATAGTAATTTAGTTGTTACACTTTCTGCAATGAATTCTACACAATTAACACCAATATCTACTAGTTTGTTTACTAGTGGTATTGGTATACTAAATGTAGCTGCAACTTTTCCCAATGCACCAGCTACGCTTGGTACAGCTAGTTTTGGTACAGCAGGTCAATCTATGTATGTAATAAATTTAACAGCAGTATAATTATGGCAAAAATAAGAAATGAAATTTATGATAAGAACGGACTTGTAAGAGTTGAGTTTATTGAAGTAGAAGGTCCTACTCAAGAGGAACTAATTGCTCAAAAAGAAGCACAGCTCCTAGCTATGTATGAAGAGTTAAAGGCTCTGAAAGGAGAATAGATGCCTAAGACTACAATCATAGCGCAGCCTCAGCAACTGATGCCTGCTTACAATCCTATTAAGTATATCATAGATAATACTGATAAGAATGAGCCTGGCTTCAGGTATATCTTTAGTATCTATCCTGCTACAGGCTCTCATACTAGTGCTACTTTAGTAGCTCAATATAGAGTGCTACCTGTATATGGTACAGGATATGGTGAGCAGGATATATCTATGCTGATGCAGTCGTTGGTTACTTATAATGAGACAGGGATAAGTACTAATGGAGCATACGATAGCTCAGAATCATGGTATCAATATGATGTAGATTTAGGCTATGAGTATATAGATAATATAGACTATATAACAACCTTACAAGATAATGCAGGGAATGTTAGGATATCATTCACAGCTCATGGCTTTGTGGCAGGTGATCAGGTAGTGATTACTCAGGCAGATGGTGGAGTAGCTAATCCTGCATTAGAGGGATTGCATACTGTACTATCTGCTACTGCTAATCAGTTTACTGTCAATGTACTTTGGTCTACTATCGGTGATGATACTATCAATGGCAATGTAACCTATGCAGATTTAAGAAAGACTCAGGTATTAGATGATGCATTAATAACTAACAAGGAGGTATTTAATGGAGCTTATAATAATTATATTAATACAGATTCAGCTATTGCATTCCCTAGTGCAAATTATTTAGCTAATAGTGCTGGTGATTTATTAATGACTACTCATGCAGCAGGTAATGGCTATGCTGCATCTACATTCTTAGAAGGTTTTTTATATTACAACCTTAGGGTATATGCAAGTCGTGTGTATGCTATAACATGGTATGATATGGATGGTAATATTTTAAGTACCATGGGTTTCACACCTGCTAATGATGGCATTTGGGCAGTCTATGTAGGACCTCAAACTGCTAGTATAACTCAAGATTATTATGTTCAAGTTTCTAATGATACTGGATTTACATCTCAAGCTTACTATTTCACCTATGACAATAGATGTGCCATTAATGAATATAATCAACTTATCTACTTAGATAGAATGGGATCATGGCAATCCTTTGCATTCCAATTAAGGACTTATGAGAAAGGGCAGATAACTAGAGAGCAATATAATCAGCATATAGATGGACAGGTATCAAGTAGTCAATGGGTAGGAGTGCCATTACAAAAAGGATTCAGAACTTATAACACTAATGTAACTAAGACCTTTGACCTTAATACTAATTGGATGAGTCAATATGATGCTAATAGATTCCAAGAGCTACTCACATCCCCTCAAGTATATTACTTAAAAATTAATGACAACTTTTTAACTGAATACAACTGTGCCTGTGTAGTAGAGGCTAGCAGCTTTGAAGTATTCAGCCAAAAGAATAAAATACTTATTAAGCAATCAGTGACTATTAGATTAGCACAGCAAGATCCTATCAATGGTTAGGATACAACTTAGCACAGGATACCTAGATGTCAAAGAGGGTACATCATTCCCTCTGAACTTTAGTGTGGGGGATATTAGAGATATATCTAAAAGGACAGGATCATTCTCTAAGACCATTACTTTAGTAGGCAATAAGAACAATAATACTCTGCTTAATCATTACTATGATGTAAACATTCAAGCAGGCACATTCAACATCAATACAATCACTAGCTGTGATGTTATTCAGGATGGTATCCCTGTTATGATTAACGCAACTGTTCAGCTCACTAACATAAAAAAGTCACAAGTGACAGGAGCTTATGAGCAGATGGTGGAGTATGAGGTATTAGTAAAAGAAGATAGGGGTACATTCTTTACTGACATCTCTAACAAGTATCTGACTGACTTAGATTTCTCAGACTTAGATCACTATGTAGATTCTACAGAAGTAATCAGTAGCTTTTACCATAGTCTAGCTAATGGCTATAAGTATGTAATGCCATTTAATATAGACAATCAGTATCAATTAAATTGGTTTAAGCCTGCTATCTATGCTCAGACTTACTTTGATAGAATCTTCGCTACCTCAGGCTATAGTTATACTTGGGCAGGATTAGCAGATGCTAACTTTGATAAGCTACTGATACCTTACAATGGTGATCAGAATGTAGTGGATTGGAATGATGCTAAGGTGGAGGCAGATGGAGTATTTGATTTTACTAAAACTTATACAGCACAACAACTTTCTTTTAATACATCTATCGCTACAGGATGGACTGAGGTATCTGATCCTAGTAACTTATTTAATCCATCTACAGGGATCTATACTACTCCTCAATGGATAGGATTAGGCTCAGGTGAATCTTATGTGTGGGAGCTTACTGTTACAGGTACTGTACAGCTAGAGAATACTACTGCATCAAACATAAAAATGAGTACTAATAATCCTACTAAAGCCTATGTGCCATTTTTTGCAGTTAAGGTAGGTACTCATGTAAATACTAAATGTCAATCTTCTAGTGGTTTAATTGTTACTTATTCACAAGCTAGCCCATTTCCTGCTAATAGTCTTAGCAGTACTTATACCTTTACTGAGGTATTTACTATCAATGCTACTACTGATGGTATAGTAGGGATAGATATATCTGAGATACAAATACTACAAGCAGGTGTAGATTTCTTAGGAGTATCTGCACAAGGAATAGATTTTAATAATCAACAGTATGTATATTGGTCTACTACTGCAGGTGCAGCGGCTACTCCTCCTAGCATAATCCTAGACCTAACATCCATAGACCTCACCATCAGACCATCTGATAACATCCCATTAGTAAGTGGTATCACTACCATGAATACCTTTATCCCTGAGAAAATTAAGCAGTCTGATTACATCAAGAGCATCTTTATGATGTACAATCTTTATGCTACTACTGATCCTAACAATGAGAACAATCTAATCTTATTGCATAGGGATGAGTACTATGATTCAGGTAAGGCTGTAGATTGGACTAACCTACTAATGAAAGACAAAGAGCAGTCTATTATCTTTATCCCTGAGCTTAACAATAAAAAACTAAGACTTAGCTATAAGGCAGATACTGACTCACCTAATACAGTCTATACTGATGTCACTAGAGAAATCTATGGACAGGTAGAGATAACCTTTGAGAATGAATATGTAAAAGGCATAGATGTAAAAGAGCTTCTATTCTCACCTACTCCAGTACAGCCTACAGTATTCGGTGCATTCCTACCATTACTAAATGGTGCAGCACCTAAGACTAATATAAGGATCTTATTTGATAATGGACAGGTAACTGCTCAGCCTGTAGATATACTATCAGGATATGATACTACAACATCTACAGCAGGAGTTTATCCATACCTCTCACACTTTGGAGGAGATGATCCATTCAATCCTACATTTGATCTTAACTTTGCAGAATGTCAATACTACTATTATCAAGTATCTCAGAACACTAATAACAATCTATACAATAAGTATTGGAGGAGGACAGTAGCACAAATAAATGGTGGTAAGCTAATGACTGCCTACTTTAATCTTAGAGAGAATGAGATCCATAACATGGAGCTGAATGATAAGATAAGGATAGACAATTCATGGTGGAGTATTAATAAGATTATAGATTACAATGCTAATCAATGGCAACCTACAAAAGTAGAGCTGATTAGCTTAGAGACTGAAATAGACCTACCTCCATTCTTTGGTGTAGGAGGTACTCCTGTAGGACCAGGTGATGGTAAGCAGATTGAATCTATAATGCAAGGCTATAATGATAACACCAATGTAACTACTAACAATCGTAACTCTATAATCTTAGGCTCAGGTAATGTGATAGGGGATGGACTTAGAGCCTTAGTAGTGGGAGATGGTTTTAACATAGAGAATGATGGCATAGCTACTAATAATCTTACAGTGACTGATACTCTCAATGGTAGAGCTGTCAGTGATATCCTACCTACCTATAAGAAGTACATAGCTTTGATTAGTCAGAGTAGTACTGCTGATCCTACAGTCATAGAGCTAGAGAATACCATAGGTCCTATAATATGGACTAGGTCAGTTACAGGACTATATAATGGTACTTTGAGTGCTGCTTTTACTTTAGATAAAACATATGTCATGATTAATCAAGTAGAAATAGATGGCATAGTAATGGCATATAGATTAACAAACGATATAATAAGAATCGTAACTACCAACCTG